CGGGATAAACAAACCACGAATTAATTTTTTGATCTCAGGATCTCGTGCAGGTATCTGTTGCAAATTGGGGTTGCTTGAACTAAATCGTCCTGTTACAGTTCCTCCACCATCAGATCTTAGGGAGTGAAAATCACAATGTATTCTACCATTATGAGAGTGTTCAAGAATAGTATCAACAAATGTCGTATTGGCTTTGTTTATCTCTCTAATTTTTATTATCTTTTGTGCAATTGGATGAGTATTGTTTGCAAGAAACTGTTTTGTAAACATGGGAGCCCCGGACTTTTCTGTGCGAGAATACGGAAGTCCCACAGCGTCAAAGACCTTTGCTACAGATGTGGCGACCCAAGGTTCAACAACCACTCCGGTTTCCTTGACTATTTCATCTATAAGTGATTTTTCTATTTTAGCTAAATCTTTTTTAGTTTTTTCTGCTTTTTGGACATCAACACGAACACCTTTTGTTTTCATCTCAAACAATACAGGCAGTAAACTAGTCTCTAATTCAAAAATACTTGTGCATTCTTCTTGAGTTATCTTCTTTTTCAAATTTTCCCAAAGTTTTAAAGTTATTAAAGCATCTTGCTCAGCATACTTACCAACATATCTAGGAGGTAGTTGCCACATCCCAGATTTTGGATCAACACCAAATTCGGCTGCCGCAGACTTCAGTAGTTTCTCATCCTTGTATTCTCCAAGATAGTCACGAGCAAGAGAGTTTAGATTGTACCATTTTCTATTCTCATCTAACAAAGGAGCCGCAATCATAGTGTCTATAATCTTACCTTTAACTTCTATACCCTCGGCTCTTAACCAACCTAAATCGTACAATGCATTATGAAATACTTTACTTATTGTTTCGTCTGCACAAAGTTTTTTTAACCAACTGTACACAGCATTCTTTGGCATGTTTCCTACCTTGTGTGCCGTAGGAAAATACCAAGCACTGTCGCCAGCTCCAACTGCTATACCTATTATGTATCCATCTTTTCTAGTCCACCCAGGCCCAAGAGTTAAAAGGTTTGAATCTTTTGTTTCTAAGTCAATAGATATAGTTTTATGTTGTGATAAATCTGGAAGTGTTTGAGGTGGCTCCCAATCTGTGTCTACATTTCCCCAAGAAACATCTTTTATGTCTTGGTCTAATAAATGATATTGATCATGATTTGTCATTTATAATTTCTCCACCTAAAGCTGCATAGCCAATAACATCTGTCCAAGAATCGTCTTTTGAAATATCCTCGGCAAGACGAGCTACCTTAACACCTATCATACAAGCCACAACTTCCTCTGGAGTGATTGCACCATTTAATTTTTTATCTAATAGTATAGTCCATATATCGGCTATACGTTGATGATTCTTTTTAGCAGGTCCATACTCTTTGGCTCTCTGTCCATTGATTAGTTTCTCTGCTTCTTTTAAAAAAAATTCTCTATCTTTTTTCATATGTTAAACCTATGTAATGCATTTGATTCGATTAAGTGCAATGTTTTTTTAGCACGAGTTGCTCCCACATAAAAAGTTCTTATCTCAGAATCTTGATCTAAGCTTTCTACGCAGGCCTTGGTTGAGTCAAGAAGTAAAGCTACGTTATCCGCCTCTCCACCTTTGGCTTTGTGAATTGTCGATATCCGAATCCTCGGCTTCCCCGTTAGAATCCTCTCCCCTCGTCTCCTCACTGACATTATGTATGCTACTTCCTGATCCGATACTTTCAAGACTTTCTGCCACGGAGTCTCGTGTGAGACGTTCAAACTGCATCTCTCTATAATATCGTCTAGAGTATAAGTTTGTTCGACATCTAGGGAGGATAGTAACTTTCTCCCAGATTTGGAAATAATATTTGGGTTCAATATTTTCGCAAAGTTCTTCAGTTCTGATGTAGACAAGCTTTGGTTTTTGCATAGTTTTAACCATACCTCTATTCCGTTGATAACATTTGGGGAAATAGACCAACCAGTGCCCTCTCTCCAATAGAGATAGCCGTCTTCTTTAAGACGATTACATACTTTATTTGTAATGTAATTAGTTCTTGCAAGTACCAACCATTCGCCACTAGTTAAGTCTACATCAAGTATATCTCGGTGCCATGTTATAGTGCCATCTTTTTTAGTGGGTTGCCAATTTTTTGTTTGTCTGGTAGAGACTTTCTTTATGAGATTCTGTGAGAAATCATGCACGGCAGTCGGTACACGAAACGATTTTGTTAAAAATAATTTATTGTCACATGCATTTAAAAAGTCAGAAACCTTTACACCCATCCAAGTATATATTGCTTGATCATCATCTCCAGCATAATAAACTTTTTTTGAATTAGGAACTAAAACTTCTTTGACCATCTTCCATTGTAGAGGTGCTAAGTCTTGTGCCTCATCTATAATAAGTAAATCAAACTCGGGAGATGTGCCTTGCAAGATAAATTTTTCTATCATATCAACAAAATCTAATTTATTTTTTGCCTTTTTATAATCACGATATCCTTTATCTAAAACTTTTAATTGTTGCCAATGTAATGTGTGATCCCAAGCATCATTAAATTGTTGCTCCAGAGATACTTCTCTAACACGAGCCATTTGTATTAGAGACATATATTTATCTCCACCAGCTCCTATTTGAAACAAAGGTCCCTCTTCTAAGCTAATTGTCGGAGCAGATCTAAACTCTAATCCATGAAGTTTACCAAGATCATTATAATCAGACCCTTTAAAAACTGATTTTATATCTAAGCCTAACCATGTAAAAGCAAGTGAGTGTAATGTTCTAAAGTAAATCATCTGCTTTTTATCTAGACCAAGTTCTATTGCCGATCTATCTCTAGCTTCTGTTGCAGCTTTACGACTAAAAGACATGAAGGCAATCTTAGTTGGATCCATACCATCTTGAATGGCTTTCTTTATTATATCAATTAAGGTTGTGGTTTTACCTGTGCCAGGCGGCCCGAAGATTACAGTTTCCATTAATTATAACTTTCCCAATCCACAGATTCAGTTCTTTTATCTATATAATCTCTAACCATTTTTATATTTCTAACCATCTCCTGATAATAAACTAATTCAATTCTTTCTTTTTTTGTCATAGAGCCGGGTAGTTTTCTCATGGCTTTTTCAGATACTTTAAAATATGTTAAATACCTATCTAAGATATGAACACAAATATCATGAGTTAATTGCATGTCGTCTTTTACGTCACTCTCCATTAGAATGGTGCCTCCCCTGCTTCTATTTTAAGATTGCTTACCTCTACCTCGGATGTGATTTCTGGAATCCACCAAACTCTGACAGTTTTCCAATTACCTGTAGATGTTTTAAATTTTTTTAACACTGAACTATCCCCATTATTTATTTCTTTAATCCTCTCTTGAACTTGTGCCCTCGTATAAGTATCAAACTTTTTCTGTCTCATGAACTCCATAAGGGATTCAAGTCTAAAGTATGTCTTACTGTCTTCTGTTTCAGTGTATGGTTTACCTAACATAATCTCTTCAAAGGTTTGTGCTTGAACTCTACCTGTGCAATATGTTTCTAACAAAGAGATAAACTGTCCTTTGTATGTCAGTTCCTCGGGTACATTTATTTCATTACAGTTTTCTAATAATCCATTGATTTGTTCTTCCCAAAGATTATCTCTTAATTTTGGAGGCATGAAATTTAATTGCTCCATACATGCTCTTTGAAATAGTCTTGGAGTTTGTAATTCATCTGTTGTTAACTCAAGTCTTCTTCCACCTATATCCACGAACCATAGTCTTGGCTCCGATAAGATAACAGATAGTCCACTAATGGTAGGCATTGATCCAACACCAATACCATGCTTTAAAGTTCTACATACTCCTTGATTACAATGAGAGGACATAGGTTCTTCTTTACATAAGTATTGATATTCTTTTTTTTCTAATGTGTTTTGTATTGCCACAACTTCTGATGCCGTAAGTGGTGGAGTAAAATCTTTTGCATTGTGTTCTTCTAATTTAGATTTCCAATCTTGAGGAAAAGCTTTTTGTAAGAAAACACCAAGATGAAAGGCGGCTCGGTTTCTACCCCCTTCGAATATACCTATTGACATTAATGAACGTAAGCACGGAACATAATTAGGATATAATTCTACTGCCCCACCGATTGGTATTTTTAAAAAATCTTTT